ACGCCGTCGGTGTTGAGGCCCACGGTGGCATCCACATAGCCCAGGAAGGTTTCCGTCCCGGTCGTGGTGGACCGGTACACCTTGTAAAGCTGGGGGGCGAGCGTGTCGTACCCGGTGGGGGTGGCGAACGACAGGGTGACCGTGGACGTGTTGGACCCGCCGGCGGCCTGGGACACTTCGGTGGAGGCGATGCCGGGGCCCTGCCGGGCGAACACGGGGACCACCTGGTAGTAGTACGTGGCGTTGGCCAGGGACCCGCCGGTGGTGGCGGTGGCGGTGGTGACGGTGCCCTGCCCGTACCCGTACTGGGACAGGAACGAGGTGTCCAGGATGGGGATGTTGCGGTAGGTGTCCACGACGAGGCCGGCGTCCACTTCGACCTGGTTGAACCGCTGCAGGGTGCCGAAGGTGGTGGAGGTGTACTGCGCCAGCCGGGAATGGGCCGTGGTGGACATGATCCACATCCACTGGGAGTTGAACACCGGCTCCTTGGCGTTCTTCTGCACCACGTCGGCGATCTGGTCGAGCATCCCGGGGGTGAACGTGGACCCGGTGAAGTCGATGCAGTTCTTGTACCCGGTGGTGAAGTCGGACACCAATGTGTCGAGGCCGTCGAACTGCGGCTGCGCCTGCCCCGCCGTCGATGCGGCGTTGCCCCACATGATGCCGCATTCGGCGTCCCAGTAGTACCCCTGGGTCGCCCCGGCGATTTCAGTCCTTCGCAGGTCCACCAGGTTGGCGACCTCCTGGGCGTAGCCGGTGACCGCGCCCACGGTCTGGATGTGCTTCATCTGGTAGGAGAGCTGCACGTACGCCGAGTTGGCGACGGAGCGGGCGCCGCCGTCGGGGACGAACCCGCCCGCCGGGACGGTCGTGCGTTGATTGAAGTTGTAGATGTCGGTGGTCCACCGCTGCGAGGGGATCGCGCGGAGGACGGGCATGTAGCGGCGCTGCAGTTCGACCAGGGTGGGGTCGATGACCTTCTGGACGAACGGGGAGGCGCCGAGTGCCGTGAGGGCTTCACGGACCTGGCTGAAAGGCATGCTGACGCCTTCCTTTCTGGGGTGGGTAATGGCTTTGGGCAGGCCGTTTCCGCCTCAGAAGCACCCGCGCAGTCGTTCACGCGGGCGGCCAGGGAAGTTCTCAGCGGGGAGGGAAAGAGATCCGGGCGCGCTGGCCCCGCACTCCAGCGCGCCCGGAAGGTCAGGCTTGGGCGCCGACGGGGCGGATCAGGTCCGCCTGCTGCGCCATCGCCCCGCCCATGTAGGACATCAGGTCGTCGTCGGACATCTTCTGCAGCGCCTCGGTGTCCGGGGCGTTGTCGGCGTCGGGGATGGCGTGCTCACGCACGACCAGGCCGGCGCGGGCGGGGAGGATCGCGCCGGAGGTCATGAGGGCCTGCTTGAACTCGACGAGCGCCTCGCTGACGGCGATGTCCACGCGCTTCTCCACGTCGGCCTCGGTGAGGGCCTTCCCGCCGTCCGCGGTCTCCGTGGTGCCCTCCGCAGCCGGGGGGGTGCCGTCGGCGGGCACCTTGATGCCCACCGACTCCAGCAGCCCGACGAGCGCCTCGCGCTGGGCCGCCTTCTCGGCGGACTCGCGTGCCTCGGCGGCCTCACGGTCGGCCTTCGCCTTCGCCTTCGCGGCGTCGCGGGCCTCGAACGCGGCGGTCACCGAGGCCGCGGTCGCCTCGCTGATGACCTTGAGCATGTCGGGGGTCAGGCCAGCCGGTGCGGTCCCGCCAGCCTCCGTGGTCGTTGCGGTCTCCGGCATAGCGGAACCCTCGCTTTCGGTTGTGCCGGCGGGTGCCGGGCCTTGATCGCCCGCCGGGGCGGGCTCGCTTTCGGTGACAGGCGGGTCGTCCTCTTCCGGTGCGGTCTCGCCCTTGCCGGCGGTGTCGTGGTCGGTGTCCGCGTTCGGGGCGCCGGGAACGTCGATGTCACCGCCCATGTCCGGGTCCAGGGTCGCGAGGGCGGCGCTCGCGCCCTTGCACGCGGCGGCGAGGATCACGGACAACTCGGCGGGGTCCAGGCCGTACCCGGATACGGACACGTTGGTGGGGCCGTTGGTCGCGGTGATGCTGTACGACCCGGCGGTCTCCGGGGACCCGTACCACTCCGCCACGGCCTCGGTGACCTCGGCCGCGGGCTCGACCGTCCAGCCTTCGGCGGCGACGGTGACACCGAACTTCCCGAGGGCCGCCTTGATGCGGGACTTGACCCGCTTCAACTGGGTGGCGGTGTACTTGGCGGCGTTCCCGGCCTGGTTGATGTACGACCAGGCCGCCTTGGCCTTGTCCTTGGTGGACAGGTCGTACCGCTGCTTCTTGTCCTTCTGGTAGCCCGGATCGGCCCAGACGCGGCCGGTGCCGCTCAGGCCGCTGGTGCGCTTGGACACGGCGGGCGTGTCCCCGGCGGCCTCGGTCACCTCGCCGGGCTCGTCCTCGCTGTCCTCCGGGGCGGCCTCCTCGGTGAACATCACCGCTTCCTCCACGGACTCGGTGATGAGCACCCGCTCATCGGTTTCGGTCTGGCCGTCGCTGCCAGCCCAGGCGAACGTGTCGATCCGCGCCCCGCTCACCCCCGGTGCGGGCGTGAACTCCAGGCCGTCCAGCTCCAAATCGCTGCCGGTTTCTACGATCCCGCCCCCGGGTCCCTTGACCTTGCGGACGGTGCCGAGCCAGTTGCCCCGGATGCTCACGTTCCGCAGGTGCGGCACCTGGCCGTCGCTGGTGTCGGCGAGGGCGGCCATGTCCCGGCCCGCCGCCGTGTCAGCGATGCTGGCGGTGAAACGGGCGTTGCCGGCCTCATCGAGGGACATGCCGGTCAGCGAGGCGGAGATGCGCGAGGAGTCGATCGGGCCGTCCGGGTGGACGGTCAGCATCACCATGGGCTTCTCGCCGGCGGCGATGCGCTCCTGCGCCCGCGCCACCGCGCTGGCGATGGTCTCCTTGGTGTACCAGCGGTTGTTCCTGGACACCCCGGGCCGCAGGGCCGTGCCGGTGATGTGCGCTATCGCCTTAGCCACGGGTCATTTCCCCCAGAGTGAGATGTTGACTCCGGTGACCGAGCCGCCTGTGCACGTCCACGACACTTGCCCGTATGCGGGGAAGCAGAAGTAGACGTTGCTGCCGCCGGACCCGGCGCGGGCGCCCGCGTTGAGGAACGCCGTAGCCGGCACGGTGGTCACCACCACGGCCAGGAGCAGCGACGAGGGGGCGAACAGGTTCCCCTGGTCGTCGAAGTACCCCAGTTGCACCGCGAACGCCGGCGAGGAGGTCTTGCCGCCCACGTAGACCATGAGCTGGAAGTCCGACGCCGGGGACAGGCTGATCGGCGACGACGGCGCCGATTCGGTGGGGACGTCGCCCCACCCGCCGGAGTTCCCGGCCGCGCTGATCGTGCCGGAGATCCCCGCGTTGTGCGAGGACCAGATGAGTTTCGACCTGTCGTCATACGTTCCCACGGGCACCCCCTCGCATCAGCACGGCCGGGAACAGCGGGCGCTTAACCCTGCTGGAGCAGGACGAAGTAGTTGACCAGGACCGCGTGGGCGGTGGTGAGGGCCGGCCCGGAGACGCTGAACCCGGTCTTGCTGATGGAGGTGACGCCGAGGGAGACGCCGACGGGGGTGGCGGCGGTCTGGTCCCAGCCGTTCAGCAGGACGCACGCCGGCGCGGCGGACAGGGCGGTGCCGAACACGACCGTCGCCAGGGCCCCGGCCGCCGGGGAGCCGGCGGTGGTGAGGAGGAACGACCCGCCGAGGTCGAACCCCAGTTGCAAGGTGATCGTCGAGCCTGCGCCAGCGCCGGCGGTGACCACGGCGATGGTGGGGGCGGTGCCGGTGCCGTACAGGCCGGACGCGAACAGGTGCCCGGCGGCGTTCACCCCGGCGGTGGTGGTCCCGGCGGCGTTCTGGGCGATGACAGCGGCCAGTTCCGGCAGGCCGAACGGGTTCGGGAACGTCATGGCAGTGCCCCCTTCGGGCATGGGTGGTTGGGTGCCCGTGAAGGGCGGTCAGTTGGGGTCTGCTGGTCGGCATGGATTACGATGGCTGACCGTGATACGGCGGTTACTGCGGCGGCAGCGCAAGCCCGGCCAGTGGATCTGCCGGCGGTGCGCCTTTCACGTCCCGCCGCACCGCTGTGCCAAGTCCTGGTGCGCGTGCGAGTGCCGGGCGAACCCGGG